AGCTGAAGATGCTCTCGAATACTTGTGTCGATTCTACATGTTATCCAACGCACCTCTCAAAAGAGGACTAGGATCATCAGAGTCACATAAGAAAGAAGACATTGGAAGCTAAATCATTATAAGATACCTTGTCAGAGTACCAGATAATGTCTCTGATTGTTCAAGCCAAAAGGAGTGAATTAAATATATTACTATACTAATCCAGACTTACGACCAAAACGAGACAACTTTCTCCACAAACGAACCTGCTTTGGTCGACGAGGCCGAGAGAAGCCAGATACTTCTGACATATCTCGGATCAAGTTAACCGCAGTAGGCAGCTTGCAGAGGAGTGCCTCAAGATGATCGTAGCGGTCAATAATACTTAAGAGGTTTTCCTCAGTATATTCATCCAATTGGGAGGACAGTTCTTTCTGTACCTCCTCAAACTCACTTATGGCATCAAGCATAGGAGCCTTGTACGGGTCCTTAATCGTACGAGTCCACCAGTCTCCCAAATCAACGGTTTCCACAGTGTGCTCACGTTCGAGTTGAAAAGGCACAAAGACCTTAAACAACTTCTTACGCGTCTCACGTGTATCCCGAGAGATGAGTCGCTGACGGACCGTATCGATCACTGACCTGCACCAACCCTTAGTAGCTTTTCCGAAAGAATTGTATCTTTTCAATCGAATCCACTCCCAAAGATTGTTGACTCCCATACTCGCACCAGGGCGAGAAAGAAGGATTATAATTGATCTAAGCATATTAGGCAAATCCGAGATGCGGCTGGTTGCCGCACCCGAACAAGCCTTATACCCTAGACCTATGGTTCGAGCAATGGACGCTAAGCTCAGGAGTTTACCAGTACGTTCCTTGACCGTTTTCACGATCTCAGGTACCCCTGACACACCAAGCCAGCTAACGCCCACTCCCACAAGAGGCAGAGGTGTTACCTCTGTACCCTTATAGAAGAAGCGCTTTGCAAACTCAATGCTTAGGTTCTTACTGATAATTGATTTCGAAAAACCAATTTTAACCCCGAGCGTGTCCATGATCTCAACATATTGAGCTGCGACATAGCGATCACCAATCACTATATCATCACCCAAAACTGCGTACAGATCAAACCATCCGCTGAAGCGTTTGGTTCTGAAAGCAGCGAATTGTACAATCGCATGATGCGTTAATGCGAG